TGGTGATGATGGTCGAGGACCGGACGATCACTGGCTCATCCTTCGCGTTCACGGTGGCCGACGGCGGCGAGACCTGGACCGAGGACGAGCGCGGCGGGGTCGTGCGAACGATCCACCAGGCCGGCGGCCTGTTCGACATCTCCGCGGTGACGAGCCCGGCCTACCCCTCGTCGTCGATCGCCCCGAGGAGCCTCGACGCCTGGCGGCAAGCCCGGGGCGCGGTGACTCACCGATCCGAAGGCGCCGGCCTCCTGATCTCGCTCGACTTCGACCAGACGTTCACCGCGGCCCCCGGCCTCTGGCGGAGTTTCATCCGCGAGGCCGTCGACCGCGGGAACCGGGTCTGTTGCGTGACCCGCCGCGAGGACTCCGAGACGAACCGCGAAGAGATCCGGCTCGCGTTCGGGGACGCGTTCTCCGCTCTGGCCGGCCTCGTCCTGGCTGGGCCAGACCGGCGCAAACGGTCGGCCGCAGGCGAGGCCGGCCTCTCGCCCGACATCTGGATCGACGACAAGCCGGAAACCGTACCCGACGAGCCGGCCCAGCGGGCCGCGCTGAAGATCTCCACGCTCGCCGGGGCGAAGGCCGCCGCGGCGGCCGCCGTCGCGAGGATGCGAATTCATGCCGGCTGAGTGCACATGCTGCGGCGGACGCTGCCGCGTCGAATCGTCGAAGCGATCCGGCGACCGCCAGGTCCGCTACGTCGTCTGCCAGGCCTGCCGGCGGCGGGCGAGGGTGGCCGTCCCGGCGTCCCAGGTCTGGAGGAGAAAATGATGGTCGACGTTCACGCCCCCGTCGCTGCCGCGGCTCCGTTCGAGATCCTCTCCGAGAAGGTCTCCGCGTTCCTCGCGACTGCCCGGTCGACGGCCGCCGGCGGGATTACCTGGGCCGAGTTCGGAGAGCTGCTCGTCGCCCTGCTCCGGCTCACGGTGACGACGCTCGACTCGATCCAGAACCTGACGGGCGACGAGAAAAAGGCCGTCGCCCTGGCGGCCGCCGGCGCCCTGTTCGACCTCGTGGCCGATAAGGCGATCCCCGTCGGCCTCTGGCCTCTCTGGATCCTCGCCCGGCCCGCTATCCGTTCCCTCGTCCTCTCGCTCGCGGCCGGCGCGATCGAGCAGATCCTCCCGCTCGTGAGGTCCCGATGATCGTCCTCGTCCTGGCGGCGGCCGCCTCCTACGTCCTGTTCGGTGACCAGATCCTCGCCCGCGCCCAGCAGCTCGCCGGCGCGGCTCCGCTCGAGCGGAAACACGTTCTCGGCGCCGCCCTCGTCGCGGCCGCGGCGGTCGTCTGGCTGGCCGGCAGGCCGGCCTCCCCCGGCCCGCAGCCGGCGCCCCCGGCCCCGGCCCGGCTAGAACTCCGCGGAGCGTTCGTCGGCCCCGACGCGGCCGCCGATGCCGCGACGGTCTCGGCCCTTCTCGACGAGCTGGCCGCGGAGATCGAGTGGGACGGCCGCCAACCGGAACCGCTGCTCCGGACGGGGGTCGCGATCGACGACCTCCGGCAGCGGGCGCGAGAACTGCGATGCCGGGGGGTCTCGATCGGGGATCGGAACCCTCGAGCCCGGGACGCGATCCGCGAATACCTCGACCGGAACGCCGGCAAGGGGGGCGGGCCGCTCACGGACGAACAGCGGGCCGCCTGGGTGACCGCGTTCCGAGACATCTCGAGGGCCGCCGCTGATGCCTCCCGCTAACCTCCGACACGTTCGGTTTCTGGCGGTCGTCGGCCTCCTCGGCCTGGCGGCCGCGGCGATCGTCGCCGGCCTCGGCCGGGGACCGCAGCCGACCGGCTGGCTCGACGGCCAGACGAACTACGGCTACCGGCCGGACCCGCGCGGCGTCGAGCAGTTCCTCGCGGAGCTGCCGGAGCCGATGTTCCGCCAGGCCGGGGCCGATACCGTCGCCCAGGCGAAGGGGGTCGACACGTTCCCGTATCGGGCGGCCTACAAAGCCCACCAGGCCCTCTACGGCCGGCCGTGGATCGTCGAGCGGCAGGGCATTGGGGACTGTGTTTCCTGGGGCTGGGCTCACGCGATTTTCGTCGCCCAGGCCGTCGACTGGGAAACCGGCCGGCTCGCCCAGCCGCCGCCGTTCCCGTCGACCGAGGCGATCTACGGCGGCTCGCGGGTCGAGGCCAGGGGCCGGCCGGGGGACGGCAAGGCCCCCGTCGGCGGATGGTCCGATGGATCCTACGGCGCCGCCGCGGCGCGCTGGGTGCGGGACTGGGGGGTCGTCTACCGGGCGAACGTCGCCGGCCACGACCTCCTGGCCTACTCCGCGGACCGCGCGAAACAGTGGGGCGCCTACGGCTGCGGCGGGCAGGGTGACGGCGGCCGGCTCGACGAGGCGGCGAAGAAGCATCCCGCCGGCTACGTCGCGATGGTCACGACCTGGGGGGAGGCCTGTTCGGCCCTCGAGGCGGGGTTCCCGATCGCGGTCGCGTCGATGCAGGGATTCTCGAACACGCGGGACGCCCACGGCTACGCGAGGGCCGAGGGGACCTGGGCTCATGAGATGGCATTCATCGCCGTCCGCTACCAGAAGAACGGGAGCCCGTCCGATGGCTTGCTCTGCCTCAACTCGTGGGGGCCGCGATGGATCTCCGGCCCGAAGTGGCCGGAGGATATGCCCGAGGGGTCGTTCTGGGTCTCGCGGCCGATCGTGGAGCGGATGATCTCGCAAAAAGACTCGTTCGCCGTCGGCTCCGTCCAGGGGTTCGGCTGGCGCGACCTGAATAACGGCGGCTGGCTGATGCCGGCCCCGACCGAGGAGCGGAGGAAATGATGGACCGGAAGAACGTCGCGATCGTCGTCGTCTGCCTGGCGGCCGGCTACTGGCTCGCCTCGAGCCCGTCGAGCCCCATACCCGGCCCGCAGCCGCAGCCCGACCGGCCGGTCCTGCGAATGATCGCGAAGTTCGCGAAGAGCCTCCTCTGGGTCGCGCTCGTGGCCGAGCCCGCGCCGGCCGAGCCGACATCGGATCACCGGGCCGCGCGTGGCCCGGCGATCGGGGACGACGGATATCCGCTGGTCGACAACGCTAGGGGGTGGTGATGTTCAATCTGATCGGATGGGTTCTGTTCGGCTGGATCGCCGGCTCGGTGGCGAATTACCTCCTCCCCCTCCGGGACGACGGGAAGGCGACCGGCCTCGAGACGATCGGTTGTGGCGTGATCGGGTCTATGCTCGGCGGCTACCTCGACCTTCTCGCGAACGGCGGCGCGTACCGGCCGGCCGGCCTGGTCTGGTCCGTGGCCGGCGCCGCCGCGGCGATCTGGCTCTGGCGGGCCTTCGAGGAAGGGGGCAAGAAGTGAACGATCTCTGGAGGTGGCTTGTCGGGATCCTCGTCTGGCTCTCGGCTGACGCGGACCAGCTCGACCTCGAGCAGCCGCGGGCCGCCGCGGCCGTCGCTGCCGCGCGGGCGAGTATGGCCCGCGAGGCCCCCGCGCCGCAGCCGGCCCCGGCCCCTCCGGGGCCGCAGCCGAAACCGCCGGCCCCGGCCCCGAGCGGGTGCCGGTGTGGATGCACAAACGGGAAGATTAAGCCCGACGGGCGGATCGAGATCCCCTGCGAATGCTCGGCCGGTTGCACCTGTAAGCGCGCGGCCGTCCTACGGTAGGACGGTCCCGACTTTGCCGGATCGCGATCGTCGCTGATCTTCGCGTTCGTTGCCCCACAACCACGAACACGCAAGGAAGCGAACCATGCCCAGCCCCACGCTCGCCCGCCTCCAGGACGAATCCGTCGCCGTCGAGAACGAGATCGTCGCTCTCCGCGCCGTGACCCCGGCCGACGAGGCCGAGAAGGCGAAGGTCGAGGAGCGGCTCGCCGGCCTGGCGGCCCGTGCCGAAGAGATCGCGAAGGCGGCCGCCGGCGAGCGGTCGCTCGACGACAAGGTCGCGGCCCTCCGCGGCGTCCGCGGTTCCGACTCCGACGCACGGAAGGCTCCGGCCCCCGAGGCTCCCGAGTTCGAGCAGGCCGACATCCGCGCCGGCGTCCGCTCGTTCCGTAGCCTCAAGGCGGCCGCCGCCTGCGGCGCCTACCTCTGCCGGATGGCGGGGATCGAGAGCCGGGCGATGGGCGAGACGGTCGACGGCTACGGCGATGACTACGTCGTCACGCAGCTCTACAACGCGATCGTCAACCGGCTCCAGTATCAGAGCGTGGCGATGCAGCTCGCGAGCATCTTCCGGCCAAACGGCCAGAAGCTCACGCTCCCGAAGAGCGGAGACTTCACGTTCGGGTTCGCGGCCGAAGGGACGGCGTTCACGGACCAGGACATCTCTTCCAGCGGCGCCGACCTGACCCTCTATGAGGGTGGCGGCTCGGTGGCGGTCTCGAATTCGCTCCTCGCGGACAGCCCGATCGACGTCGCCGGCCTGATCGTCGACCGGATCTCCTACGGTCTGGCGACCTGGCTCGACTCGAAGACGTTCAGCGGCAACGCGTCGAACCCGTCGATCACCGGCCTCGCGGCCTCCGTGGCCGGCGGGAACACGGTGACCGTGGCGGCGAATGCCGCGACGAGTGTCGCGAACCTGGCCGACGTCGTCGGCAAGGTCGACGAGAGCATCATGGGCAACGGTGCCTGGGTCTGCTCGAAGGCCGGTTGGGTCGACCTGATGAAGCTCTGGAGCGCCCAGCAGACGACGATGACCGTCGGCGGCGGCCGGGTCGTCCCGAGCATTTTCGGGGCTCCGGTCTACCTGGCGAAGGGTCTGCCGGCGACCACGCTCGCCCTGTTCGGTGATTTCTCGATGTCGACCGCCATCGGAATGGCTGCGGACGGCGTGCAGATCACGACCGCCCGCGAGCTGCTCGTCCGCAGCCGGCAGACGCTGTTCGTTGCGTCGACCCGGCTCGGGGTGGCGAACCACGGCCCCGAGTTCGTCGGCCGCCTGGCGAAGGCTTCGTCCTGATCCGACCGCG